CCGCATAACGAGGCGAACATGCGGCTAAAACGCGACAGTGCGCAAACGGTGGCCCCACGTTTCGAGATGCCAAACCATGGAGGAATGCGATGAGTGAAGGAAACAACCAGGTCGATCCAACGAGGCTTTCGGTAGAACAAGCGGCGAAACTACTTTCAGCCGCTTTCCGAGAACGCGTCGAGCCAGAGAAGATCCGACTAGACCTACAAAACGGTGCGCCGGTGAACGTTGATGGAACGATCAACCTCGTGCACTACAGCGCATGGCAAGCAAAGGAGATGGGACGTGGCGAGTGATCCAAGGAAGCTAAAACCAAGCGAGCTATGTCGCCTACTCAACTCGACGCCACTAGGCGAGGTGATCAGCGAACGGCAACTCTATCGGCATCGCCAACGTGCCGGCGCACGCATCGGCGACAACAAGACCGTTGACTTGCTTCGCTATTGTGCATGGATGCATGTTGTCCGTCATACGCCTCGTCCCATCAACGAAGGCGATCCATACGTAGCGATGAAAGAACGAGCCCGCGCACGCAATGCCGCGCTCGCACTCGCAGGTCGAGACATTGGTGAACTACCAGAGGTCGATAACGTGGATCGCAAAGATCGCGCGTCGCGAGACTTCCGATACTTCTGTGAGACCTACTTTCCACTTACGTTCCATCTCGCTTGGTCACCAGACCACATCAAGGTCATCGAGAAGATCGAGCAAGCGGTTGTGCATGGCGGTTTGTTTGCACTCGCGATGGCTCGTGGTAGTGGCAAGAGTTCGATCGCCGAAGTCGCTTGTATCTGGGCGGTGCTTTATGGTCATCGCAACTTCGTATGTTTGATCGGCAGCGATGAAGGGCATGCATGTGATATGCTCGATTCGATCAAAACTGAACTCGATAGCAACGAGCTGCTCTTAGCCGACTTCCCCGAGGTCTGCTTCCCGATTCAAGCCCTCGAAGGGATTTCGAATCGAGCAAACGGCCAGCTCTACAAAGGCAAACGCACGCAGATTGGATGGACTGCCAAAGAAGTCGTCCTACCAACGATCGAAGGTAGCAGCGCTAGCGGAGCGATTATCAAGGTCGCCGGCCTAACTGGCCGCATCCGAGGTATGAAATTCAAGCGTCCCGATGGCAGAACAGTTCGTCCAAGTCTCGTGGTACTGGATGACCCGCAAACGGATGAGAGTGCTCGATCGCTTTCGCAATGTGCGAATCGCGAAAGTATCCTCGCCGGTGCAGTGCTTGGCTTAGCTGGTCCTGGCAAGAAGATCTCGGGCATCATGCCCTGCACCGTGATTCGCCCGGGTGATATGGCCGACAATATCCTCGATCGCAATCGGCATCCGGAATGGAATGGCGAGCGGACAAAGATGGTCTATGCGTTCCCCAAGAACGAAACGTTATGGGAACGTTACGCCGAGATCCGCGCCGAAGGCATGCGTGGCGGTGATGGTGGTGAAGCGGCCACCGAGTTCTATCGTCAGAATCAAGCCGCGATGGACGAGGGTGCCGTTATCGCTTGGCAGGAGCGATTCAACTACGACGAACTCTCTGCAATCCAACACGCGATGAATCTCAAGCTACAAGACGAAGCAGCGTTCTTCGCCGAATATCAGAACCAACCTCTGCCAGCGGAAACTGTTGTTGACGGAATGCTTAAACCAGAGGAGGTCGCCAGCAAGATCAACCGCATGGATCGTGGATTGGTATCGATCGGTGCCAACCATCTCACCGCATTCATCGACGTCCAGCAAAAGCTCCTATTCTATGTGGTCACCGCTTGGGAGGACGACTTCACCGGTTATGTGATCGACTATGGTTGCTACCCTGACCAGCAGCGTCCGTATTTCACACTACGCGAGGCACGGCAAACGCTGAGCTCCGAAGCGACGGGAACCGGACTCGAGGGATCGATCTATGCCGGCCTCGAATCGCTAACTTCAAAACTACTCGATCGGGAATGGCAGCGAGATGATGGTGCCGCGATGCGCATCGGACGCTGTTTGATCGATGCCAACTGGGGCCAATCGACGGATGTGGTCTACCAGTTCTGCCGGCAGTCAAAGCACGCAGCTGTGATCATTCCAAGCCACGGTCGATTCGTGGGTGCATCGAGCTTGCCGTTTAGCGAGTATCGTCGCCGTCCAGGTGATCGCGTAGGACTCAACTGGCGTATCCCGAACGTTCATGGCAAGCGTGCAATCCGTCACGTGGTCTACGATACCAACTGGTGGAAGTCGTTTATCAACGCTCGCCTGCGTGTTTCGATGGGCGATCGCGGTTGCCTCTCGCTCTTTGGTACGAACGCCGAAACGCATCGCATGCTCGGCGAGCACCTAACCTCCGAGTACTTCGTCAAGACCGAAGCCCGCGGACGGAGTGTGGACGAATGGAAGCAGCGACCCGAACAGCCAGACAACCACTGGTTCGACTGTTTGGTCGGTTCCGCCGTCGCGGCATCCATGCAAGGTGTTGTCCTTCAAGGTATTGAAGGTGTAACCGAGGTGCGCAGGGAGCGGATTAGCTTTACGGAGATGCAGAAACGCCGGCGGAACAAATAGTACCAAGATCTTAATCTTAAAAAAATCTCCTCGTCCTTCCGTCAATCTACATGGGTACCGGGTATTCCTACAGATAGAAGACCACTTCTTCATTCTCAGGTAGGCCGCATGTATGTCTGACAACTTGCAAGAAACGATTCGCGAGAGTGCGAAAGCACCTGCTAAGGCATCGGGAGATGCCGGTAGCGTCGAGCAGCATAAGCTGACCGAGCAGATCGCTGCTGACAAGTATTTGGCATCCAAGGCAGCCGCCTCCCAAAAGAAGCGTGGCCTTCGATTTAACAAGCTCGTACCACCGGGTGCGGACTAACTGGTTCGCAACTGATCGAGCTTGTTTCTATAGGCAGGGGTGTCGGGTTTAACAGTAGGGATTGAGTCACGGATGTTTAAGTTGTTGTCAGGGATTCTGAGCAAGAACGGCGATCGCAAAGATCGGTCGCTCGTCCGTGGACGCTCGGCCCGACACCCCTGGTCGTTGGTGAGATTGCTGGGGCGCTACGACGCTGCGACCACAACGGTCGACAACGTTCGCCACTGGGCGGCCGCTGACGGACTATCGGCCAGTGCAGCCAATAGCCCCGAAGTGCGGCGCACGCTACGCAACCGGTCGCGATACGAGATCGCCAACAACTCTTATGCTCGCGGCATCTCGCTGACTCTGGCCAACGACTGTGTGGGTACTGGGCCGCGATTGCAGATGCTGACTGCGGATGCATTTGCCAACCGCTTCGTTGAGCAGGAATTCTTTGCTTGGGCTGATGCAGTTGGCCTCGCAGAGAAGCTACGCACGATGCGGCTCGCTCGCGTTTCAGATGGTGAATCGTTTGGGTTGCTGACCAGTAACCCGAGAATCGATTCGCCGGTTCAGCTCGATCTCAAGCTGGTCGAAGCCGAACAGGTTACTTCGCCACTTTTGGCACTGGATGGTAATCGCTATCTCGATGGCATCCGATTCGATGAGAACGGCAACGCGATCTCATATGATGTCCTCCGAGAACATCCAGGCGACGACGCTTTCTCGTTAACCGAGAACTATGACACAATCGATGCCAGTTCGATCCTTCACTATTTCCGAAGCGATCGGCCAGGGCAAATCCGTGGTATTCCCGACATCACGCCAGCGCTGCCACTATTCGCACAACTGCGACGATTCACTCTGGCTGTATTGGCGGCTGCCGAAACTGCGGCTGACTTCGCTGGGATTCTCTACACCGACGCGCCGGCCGGTGGCGAAGCAGATGCCGCCGAACCGTTCGAGCCGATCGAACTGGAGAAGCGAGCGCTCCTAACGATGCCTGGCGGCTGGAAGATGGCTCAGATGCACGCTGAGCAACCAGCCACGACTTACGCTGAGTTCAAACGCGAGATTCTCAACGAAATCGCACGTTGTTTGAACATGCCGTTCAATGTCGCTGCCGGTAACTCGTCTGGCTACAACTACGCCTCCGGGCGACTCGACCATCAAACCTACTTCAAGTCGATCCGTGTCGAGCAGTCTCAAATGGCTCGCACCGTTCTGGATCGCATTCTGTATGCATGGCTGCGTGAAGCGATTCTCATCGAAGGCTATCTGCCTAACTCGCTTCGCACTCTCGACTCCTCGTTCGAGCATCAATGGTTTTGGGACGGACATGAGCATGTCGACCCAGCCAAGGAAGCCAATGCCCAGAAAATCCGCCTCGCCAATCATACGACAACTCTGGCCCATGAATACGCGAGGCAGGGGCGTGATTGGGAGGCGGAACTTAAACAACGCGCGAAAGAGATCTCGCTCATGCGCGAGCTGGGACTCTCGGCCGATTCAACTTCACTTTCTCCAGGAGATGTAACGGATGACGAAGACATTGCAGTCGAACCAGCAGAGTGAGGTGGATGCCGAGTCGGTACCCAGTTCGCTACGAATCGTTTGTGACGATGCTAGTTCGATCAATTTACAAGCCGCTGAGGCTGCCGAAGAAGGCAAGCCGGCGCTGCGAAAGTTCTCAATGGTTGCGTACACCGGTGGCGCGATGCGTCTTGGTGGCTGGCCTTACCCTGTGGTTGTGGACCTAGCGGGCATGCGTGTGACTCGTAAGTCGCGCCCCATTCTGAAGGACCACGATCGCGCAAGCATCGTTGGTCATACCGACGACATTATGGTCGGAGATTCGCGGCTCGAAGTCGCAGGCGTGATCTCAGGTGTGGGCAACACAGCCCAGGAAGTCATCGCTACCAGCGAGAACGGTTTCCCCTGGCAAGCATCTCTCGGAGCGAACGCTGACAAGGTTGTCTTCATTCCTGAAGGTAAGACCGCGACCGCGAACAGCCGCGAGTTCAAAGGTCCTGTTTACATCGCTCGCAAGTCAACGCTGGGTGAAGTCTCGTTCGTCGCCCTCGGAGCCGACGATGACACCGAGGCTCGCATTGCAGCTGGCCAAGCTGGGGATGACGAGGACCTCGATAACGAACAGCCGGACGACGAGACCACCGAGTCCGATGATTCGGAACTCGATCCTGTCAATGCAAGCTTGGACCTGGGTGGCAAACCTAAGCGTCCTATTACTAGTGGAGTTGTTTCCAAGATGCGTATCGAAGCCGCTGCTGAATCCAAACGTATCGCTGGCATTCGCAAAGTTTGCGCTAGCAAGCACACGGAGATCGAAGCTCGCGCCATTGAAGAAGGCTGGAGCGTTACCAAAACGGAGTTGGCAGTGCTACGAATCGAACGACCTAAGGCTCCTGATCAACAGGCGAGCCAGCCGATGTACCGCCGCGAAGTTCTCGAGGCAGCTTGTTGTCTGTCGGTAGGGCTCGATGAAACTAAGTTGCTCAAGGCTTATGGCGAGCGAACGCTTAACGCTGCCGATCCACTTCGGCATATTGGCTTGCGAGAACTTGTCGCTGAATGCGCGCGATTGGAGGGCCACGACATTCCGCGCGTGTTCGGCGACGGTACGGTAACAATTCGTGCTGGCTTCTCGACGATGTCGCTCCCTGGCATCCTTGAAAACGTCATGAACAAGACGCTCCTGTCTGCCTATGAATCGACGCCGATCGCCGCGTTTGATTTGTGCAGCATCGGAACCGTGAGCGACTTCAAGGAGATCTCTCGCTATCGACTACTCGGTACCGGTGGCTTCGAAAAGGTCGCGCCCGATGGCGAGCTGAAGCATGGCAAGCTCTCGGACCAGAAGTACAGCAACAAGGCTGATACCTATGGTCAGATCCTCGCGCTGACGCGTCACGACATCATCAACGATGACCTCAACGCATTCATGGACATCCCTCGCCAAATGGGACGCAGTGGTGCGGAGTCGATTGACGAGCTGTTCTTCACGCTGCTGCTCAAGAACGCCGCGTTCTTCTCCTCAGCCAATGGCAACTTGCTCACAGGTCCAGACACCAAGTTCGGTCCCGAGTCGCTGACCGTTGCCAAGACGACCTTCCGCAAGCAGAAGGTTGGACCAGGCAACAAAGCCAAGGACCAAAAGCCGATCAACATTCGGCCCGAGTTCTTGGTCGTTCCCGTCGAGATCGAAACCGATGCGGAACTGCTGATGGGGTCGGCGCAGCTCATGATGGATGCCCAGGGAACGCCGACCAAGATTCCGGTCGACAACCCTCACCGCAACAAGTACCGCGTCATTTCAACGCCGCATTTGTCGGATAGCTACTACCAGGGAGCCAGCGGCTCGGCTTGGTATCTGTTCGCAAATCCGAATGTGCTGCCCGCGTTTGAAATCGTGTTCCTCAATGGTCGCCGCACGCCTGTCATCGAACGCGTTGAGATGCCGGCCAATACGCTTGGCATGGGCTTCCGTTCTTACATCGACTTCGGTGTGAACTCGCAAGACCCACGCGCCGCAGTGAAGGTCACGGGCGAGTAAGCCTCGTCTCCTGACCGCTCTGAAACCAACCATTCTTTGTCCTCAAGGATTCCATAATCCATGCAAGCTCAATTCGTTCATGACGGTAAGGCCGTCGATTTCACTCCCACCGTTGATGTCGCGGTTGGATCAATCGTGATTCAAGGCGACTTGGTGGGAATCACCAAACGCGACATTAAGGCCGGCTCGCTCGGCTCCATCGCTGTGGAAGGTGTCTTTGACATTCCCAAAGACCCCGCTCTGGCAATCGAATTCGAAGCGGGCACCAAGGTTTACGTCGATGAAGACGGGGCTGTGGTCGCTGACGATGTTGGCACCAAGTATCTCGGCAAAGTCGTCACCGACGCTGCCGCCACTGATTCCTTTGTCCGCGTTCGCCTGAGCCAGTGATGAGACACCGTGAGCAACAACGCACAAATCATAAACATTGGAGCGATCCACGTTGCTGACGGCACGACCGTCGACTTCGTACCTGAGGTTGATGTGCCTGCAGGTTCGATCGTCGTAGTGGGAAAGCTTGTGGGCATCGCCAAGTTTGGGATTGTTGCGGGCTCACGAGGCAGCATCACGGTTCGCGGCGTCTTCGACGTTGTGAAAGACCCAACCACCAACATTCCCGCTGGAACGATCCTTTACTGGTCGCAGATCAGCTGGCATGTGGTCAAGAACGCATACGCCCATTCGATGATCGGCAAAGCCATTGAAGCCGCGCCGCCAGGCACACTCACAGTCCGTTTACGTTTGAGTCAATAGATGATGGCGTCAATTGCAAAAGTAACAATCGATCGAGCTCGCGCAACGCAGTCTTTGCGGATGGTCAATGGTCTAGTCAGTCAATGGCTCTCGGTGGGCGAGTTCCGAAGTTGCTTTTGCGTGGCAAGTCAGTCCGTTCCATCGGCATGGATCATCGAAGGTCGTTTACCCAACGGCGATAACGTTCAACTTGCCAGTTATGAAACCGACTTGTTTGATCCGGCCAACCCACGCTACGTCACGATGAAGGCCATGTGTGGGCTTCCAATTCGATTCGTTGCGGCAACACCTCAAACGAATGCGCGATTGTGGGTGGTATTCAAGAGTTAGCGACGACTACCGCTGGCCCGCACCAGGGGCACGAGTTGGGCCTCGACTCTCCAAACGATCCTTGCGTTTGCGGTCCAGCGTTAGTCGTCACCGTCAATAGTTTCAGAAACGAGCTCAATATGATTCATAAACAATTGATTTCAGCCTGTGCATTTATGCTGCTCGTATTGGCTGGCTGCGATTCGGGCGTCGTCAACGTTCGTGCATTGCCAACGCCTGAACCAGAGCAACCGCCAGCCAATCTGCCGGTGCAATTGCATCAGCGCAATTGGACAGGCTCGCTTGGCCAAGGGAGCTGCGTTCACGCCTCGCTCGTGAACCATCTGCGTTGGCTCAATAGATTCGAGCTTGGCGAACGCTGGCGAGCTACCTATGCCGATGGCGAGTGGGACTCGCGTCTGCGTGATCGCTTGGATGCTGCCGGCATCGACTACAGCTACACGCTCAAAGCTGACCCTCGTTTCCTCGATTGGGCCAGCGCAACTAGGCGTGGAGCGATCCTCTGGTGGAAGCCAGCGCACTGCTGCACGTTCGTTGGCTGGATTGAGCGTGATGGGAAGCAATACGCAGCGATCCTCGACAACAACTATCCGGGGCGCTTCGAACTCACGCCTCGCGAACAGTTCATCCGCTTATGGGCAGGCTACGGAGGCTTTGCCCTGACCGTTCTCAACGATCCCAGCAGTTCACTGCCTTACCAAAGTTATGAGGTTCTGTAATCACCATGATCAACGATACGATTCGAATTCGCTTAAGTCTGGGGCTGATCGTGGTGGCAATCGTCCACGCGATTCTCCTCGGTGTTGTCTTCACGGCATTGCATAACAAGCCAGCGCAGCCTCAGCCTGAGCAGAGCTGGACGGTACCCAACTATCGACCGACCGCGCCGAGCGTTGGCGCGATCGAGAAGTTGCAAGAACCGCAGTCGGTGAACTTGCAGGCCCAGGGAGAGATCAAGCAACAGATCCGCAACTGTCCACCGAATTGCCTACCACAACGCGTCTATCCCGCGCCAGTGGTAGTTCAGCCCACAATCGTGCAACCGACCGTCGTGACGCCAACGGTGACACCCACAGTGGCCCAACCGGTCCCCGTTACGCCGAACTTTGTAGATGTTTCGAAGCCAACGCAAGAACCGCTGGTTGTAACTCCCGTTTCGAATCCTGCAGCTCCTCCACCGAAGAAGAGTTACCAGATCGCGCTTTTCGTAAACACCGATGCGACAAGTCAGCGACTGCAGGAATGGTTCACGCAGAACAAGCAACTAGCAGCGCTTAAGGAGAGTTGTGAATTCCAGGTCTACACGGCAACCAATGCGATCTACAAGACTCGCTACGCCGACATTGTGCCCGCGGAACAATTCCCTGTGGTCCTTTTCCAAGATGCGACCGGCGGCCACATTCACGCCGCTGGTCGTTCGATGATTCCAAGCACACCAGAGGAGCTCTACTCGGATCTGCGTCATGGTTACACGCTCTACAAGCAAGCCAAAGAGGCACAGAAGACAGGAGCAGTGAAAACCAAAGGTTACTCCTGGGACGATGCGATCACCCCAACGCTCTATCTATCGGCTGAGGATTGTCCCGATGGCTATTGCCCAACGCCACCCTCCGAGGATCGTCGACCACTAGATCGAGTACGCGATCTATTCGACGGTGCCAAAGATACTCGCAACGCACTGATGTGGCTTTCAGCCGGCGAGATCGCAACCGTTGCGCTCATTGGAATTGCAGTCGTGTTGCTGGTCTTCATTTTGATCAAACGCGGCATTAGCTGAGCGTTGCCCTAACCCAATCCATCTTCCTAGTGAGGTTCTAAACAAACATGTTACTAACAATTGCAATCATTGCGGTCGTTGTTCTGCTGGCAGTCGCTCTCCTTCCCATGAAGAAACGCGAACCAGAGCAACTCAGGCAAGCTTCGCCGGTCGCCTTCCTAACCCCAGAGCCGGCACAACCAGTCCGCCAAACAACGCTTCGTCAACAACAGCTCGATGAAGAGGCGACCGCCGTTGCCTCTGAATACCAACGACGCGCTGACGCAGTTTGGTTGGAGGAAGTGCGTGGCAAGGCATCGAAGCTGCTCAGTGGGGAACAACGATGATCGGCTGGCTTCTGTTTTTTCTTGTGTCGTTAACACTGTCGTTTGTATTCGGAACGATCACCGGATTCTACTTGCGATCAGCAGTCGATCCGGCTCGGGTAGGAACTGCTGCGATTGGCTCAATCACTGGCCTTTTGTTGCGACTATTCCCAATAAAGAAGGAAGAGTCATGACCGACATGCTTCAGAAAGGCCAAGAGTGGCTTGCCTCAAAACTCACCCAGCATGCTTCTCGCCAAGTTGTATATCGCCGAGGAGAGCTGGGAGCCACGCTCCAAGCAACGATCGGCAAGTCGATGTACGACCAGGACGATGGCGAGGGCATTGTCACTCGCAGCCAGGTCCGCGATTTCCTAATCGATACGCGATCACTGCTCGAATCGATCATCGGAACGTTGCCTCGCCGCGGTGACACCATCGTCGAGATCGACGGCAACCACACCTTCATCTTTGAAGTGATGGCCCTTGGTGGCGACCCACCTTGGCGCTACAGCGACCCATTCCGTTTGAAACTCCGCATTCACACGAAACAGATCGAATCCCATCCGTCATGACGACCGTTTTACAAGTTGCCGACAGCGTTACCGCCCAGCTCAATGCGGCTGAGTTCGATTTTGAATTCGTTGCCGAGCGGATGTACGTTCCAAACTTCGACCTCGAAGACATGAAGGAACTCCGCGTGACCGTAGTGCCTCGCGATGTTGAGCTATTCCCTCACGACCGCGCTCATAACAAGTACCACTGCCGCGTTGATCTTGCTGTGCAGAAGAAGTTCTCGAAGGGAACCAACGAGGAGATCGATCCGCTGGTTGATCTTGTGGAAAAGATTGCCGACGAGTTTCGCCTGAAGAGGCTCGATTCGTTTCAAGCTGCACGGTGTATCAAAGCAGAACACGCCGTGCTGTATTCCAGCGAACATTGGGAACAACTGCGTCAGTTTACAAGTTTGTTGACCTTAACCTTTGAACTGGCGCGATGATCAAGATCACGGTTCGAACTCAATTCGACAAGCAGAAGCTCAAGAAGAAGGCGGAAACAGCGACCTTCACTTCGTTGAGCGAGGCTGGCGGTGCAGTTCGAAAGACAGCCAAGCGGAGCATTCGGAAACGTAAGAAGGCATCCAAGCCAGGAAGCCCACCGCATACACAGACAGGCATGCTCAAGCGAGTGATTCGCTATGACGTCACCAACAACCGAACCGTTGTAGCAATCGGTCCTGTGAACGAGATCGCTGGACGTATTTGGAACTTGCATGAATTCGGTGGTGTGGCGACCAAGCGTCGCAAGCTCAAGCCTCATCGATTCAAGGTTGGCGAGCATGGTCCCATCCGTGCCATACAACACGGAAGCAAGACCAAGTTTGCGAGGATTGAACTGCGAACCGGAGCTCAGGCGAATCGAGCGACACGCTTGATTGCTGAGGAGAACGAGCGGCGCAGTGACAACAAGCCTCGCCACTATCCCAAGCGACCATTCATGAAGCCGGCACTGGAAGCCAATCGGAGTCGGCTCCCCACGTTCTGGGCCAACTCAGTCAAGTAAACGTTCGTCATAAGGAATCAATCACAATGCCAGAAGTCAAACTTGGTCTCGAAGCCGTTCTCACTATCGACGGCGTCGAGATCACCAACGTCAAGGATTTGACAGTCAGCCTCGAGAAAGCCGAAGCCGATGCTAGTACCCGCGCGAACAACGGCTGGCGTGCCACTGTGGGAACACTCAAAGATGCGTCCATCGAGTTCACGGTGCTCAACAAAGAAGGTGACTCTGCCTTCGGACTGCTTCAAGGTCTATGGAGCAGCGGTGATCCTTGTGATGTCGGCATCAGCGACGCTGGTGGCACGCTCACGCTGACCTGCGAAGTGATGACCTTCAATGTCAACCAGAACTTGGAAGAGGTCATCTCCGCTGATGTGACTCTCAAACCAACGCAGTCGAGTTCCGGTGGTGGCATGAATGTGGGACCTGGCTTAGCTGGTCCTTAAACAGGCGTGAGACCTGAGGCGTGAGGCCTGAGGTCAAAGCCATATGTGTTTGTTGCTTCCATTTCTTCCTCAAGCCTCAGGCCTCGAGCCTCAAGTCTATTATGCAAAAGTTCGTTGACCGCGCCGGTCGCATTTGGATTGTGGATATCGATAACACGACGCTGCGCCGCGTGAAGACTCTCACAGGCGTGCATCTGCTGGAAGCGATCGACGGTGATTTGATCACACGACTCTCGACCGATCCGTTGCTCCTCGGCGATGTGCTATTTGCGATTTGCAAGCCCCAAGCTGATCAGCAACAAATTACCGACGAAGCCTTCGGTGAAGGCCTCGCTGGCAACTCGATCGACGATGCAACCGGAGCGCTCCTCGAAGCACTGATCAATTACTTCCCGGAGTCGCGACGCCGTCTTCTGCGGAAGGCGGCCGAGAAGCAGAAGCTGATCGAAACTCGGGGGATCAGTGCGATCGAGAAGCGACTGGACGATCCGAACTTGGTCGAAAGAATCGTCGAAGATCTCGAACGCAAGCTCGCTGTGCCGACATTGAGCGACTCATCGTCCGACTTGCCGGCATCGTCGGAGTCGATCCAGGTCCCTTAACGCTTCGCCAACTTGTGCTGATGGCTGAGGCCAATCGCCAGCATGATTGGAATGTCGCGAGCACCATTATGGCATTGATGGCCGAAATGAACCGCGATCGCAAGAGGCGTCGCAAGCCATTCAAGCCCGATGATTTCAATCCCTACGCAGACAAGAAACCAATTATTGCTCGCGGAACTGTTGAGCAAGCTGCTGCAATGCTCGGTGCAAACTTTCAACCAAGAACGTCAGAGTTGCCATGTCTCAAGTCAAAGCCGGAGGAGCCTACGTCGAGCTGACCGCGAGGAGCGCCCAGTTCCTCAAGGGGCTTGAGGCTGCGCAGAAGCGGCTGAAATCATTCGGCGCTTCCACGCGAATGATCGGCACCAAGCTTATGGGACTAGGAGTCGCGGCCGCAGCTCCCGTAGCAGGGAGTGTAGCCACTTATGCGAACTTCGATGACGCCATTCGCGCTGCAGGTGCGGTGGCCGGCGCAACCGGAGCGGCTTTCGATTCCTTGCGTGAGAAGGCCAAGTTTCTCGGTGCAACCACGAGTTTTTCTGCCAGCGAAGTCGCCTCGCTGATGACCGAGCTCGGACGAGCAGGTTTCTCACCGAAGCAGATCGAAGAGATGACCGGCGCTGTGATGAATCTTGCGCGAGCCACAGGTACCGACGCAACGCTCAGCTCCGGCATCATGGCAGCCACCATTCGCCAGTTTTCAATGGCAGCCACCGATGCGGTGCGAGTTGCAGACGGATTGACGGCCGCGGCCAACAAGTCGTTCAACTCCGTGGAATCGCTGGGCGAAGCATTATCGTATGCAGGTCCTGTGGCGGCCGATGCCAACATGAGTCTCGAAGAGACGCTCGCCATTCTCGGCACGCTTGGCAATCTCGGGATTCAAGGCAGCGAGGCCGGAACCGCGCTGCGTCGTTTGCTCACGCTCAGCGCCTCGGAGTCAGAGAAGTTTCAAAAGGTCTTTGGTGTTGCTACGAAAGACGCACAAGGCAATGCTCGGAAGCTGGTCGACGTGCTTGGTGAAGTTGCAGCAGCCACCGCCAACATGGGTTCTGGTGACCGGGCTGCTGCGTTTAACGAGGTCTTCGGTCTGCTGGGCATCACGAGCGCATCGGCGATCGGCAAGTCGGTCACCGACACTAGGCAGCTACTTGGTGAGATCCAAAAGGCTCGTGGTATCTCTGCCAAGACCGCTGCTGAGATGGACTCGGGAATTGGCGGAGCCTTCCGAATTCTCAAGAGCTCGATCGAGGGCGTGGCGATTGCGATCGGCGAGTCTCTCGATCTCTCCGTGACCAAGATGATGAATGCGATCTCACGGGCATTGTCTGGACTCACCGAATGGATCGGCAAGAACCAGGAAGTGGTCAAGAAGGTCGCCCTCGTCGTTGCTGGCGTGGTGGGTGTCGGCGCAGCATTCATCGGCATCGGTAGCGCCGCTGGTGTCGCTGCATTCGCGGTCGGTGGTCTGGCTTCGATGTTCTCGCTGGTGGGAACCGCGATCGGCGTCCTTGTGACCATGATCGGAGCTCTGTTCACGCCACTTGGATTGGTGGTCGCCGCCGTCGCAGCGCTGGGTGCTTACTTCATTTACTCCACTGGAATTGCCGGCCAAGCGATCGAGTACTTGAAAGGTGTCTTCGAAACACTGAAAGCCGACACGATCAAGGCGTTCGGTGCGATCGCCAACGCGCTTGCGGCCGGTGACATCACCGCCGCGGCCAACGTCCTGTGGACCTATCTCAAGCTGCAGTGGATTAAAGGTACAACCTATCTCAAAGGAGTGTGGGCCGACTTCACCAACTACCTGTCGGATGTTTGGGGTGACACGGCTTATGCGATCGGCGATGTACTGATCAGTGCGCTCTCAGGCCTCGCCAGCGTATGGAATGCAACGCTGGGTTTCATGGCCGATGGCTGGACGATCCTCACAACCTCAGTGCAGAAGGGCTGGAACTCCACGATCGGCTTCCTCAAGAAAGGATTCATCCGGCTTCGTGAACTCGTTGACATTGCTGGCGACGTTTCTGTTCAGATCGGTGGCGTGCTCATCAATGCTCTGGCAGGCGTTGAGACCGCCTGGGTCGAAACGATCGATTATCTCGCCGATACCTGGTCGGTGTTCGTCGCCCAAGTCAAATCGATGTGGAACTCGACCGTTGGCTTTCTGCGCAAGGCTTGGATCAAACTGAAGTCGCTGTTTGATGACGATGTGAATGTCGAAGTTGAAATGGCCAAGATCGACAAGGAGATTCGAACAGCCGACGAAGCTGAGGAGAACAAGAAGCAGCAAGCAATCGCCGATCGCATGAAACGCCGCGACGCTCGCAAACAGCAGATCGAATCCAATCGCGTTCAAATGCAGGAAGGGATCAAACAACAACTCGAGGAGCGTCGCAAGGCACGCGCTGGTCGTGACATTGATGGCGAGATGGCGGTCATCGATCAAGAAACCGAAGCCAAGAACCAGGTCGTCGATGCTTCGCGAGATGATCAGTTCAAACAGAACGAAGCGGCGGGTCTCACACGACAAAAGACTATCGATGACACGACCGCTGGCGTTCAAAAGACTCTCGATCAAATGCGAGAAGAATCTCGCATCGCCCGTGAAGCGGGTCGGCAGTCACCAGAAGATCGTGAAAAAGAACGCGACCAGCAAGTAGCCGCAGCTCAAGCGGAGTTCGATGCGGCTGTAGAAACAGCCAACGCAGCCAAACCCCAAGAACCAGCTCCTGCTAAAGAGCCTGGTCCTCCGCTTCCAGAGATGCCGAATCCGCCGAAGTCCGGAGCACTGAAGGTTCCCAAGGTTGAAGTGGATGGCATCAAAGATCCAAAACTGAAGCCGCCCAAGAAAAAGGATCTTAAGCTTGGTTTGGATCGGTCTGCCAAAGATTCAATGGATCGATTCTCCGATGGCCCCGAAGAGCAGACCGAGAAAACAGAAGCGGCTGGAAACTTCGATAGTCGTGGACTCGGTCTTGGTAGTGGTGCATCGCTCATTCCCGTAATTGAGCCTCCTGATCAAAAGGACAAGGTCGATCCGGATGGTATCGACGCTGATGGGATAGCAGAGGCAGACGCGAAGGATCCAGAACTTGAAGTGCCAGAGGTTGAACCGGAACTCGGTCTGCAGCCAATGGACGCTGAAGTATCGTCGCCCGAGGATTTCATCGAGCCGACGGCAGGCGATCAAGAGCCTTCTCTCAATCTCGAAGCGATCATGGCATCCTTTGCAGCGGTTCGGGTGCGTTTGGAAGAATTCGATGCTGCATTATCGCAAAGCGTAGCGCGGCTGCAGATGCCACAAGTCGCTGCCGAAGGGCTCTCGGACGATGTGAAACGCGCCATCATCCAAACCGCTGAGAACACCTCTCAGCTTGCCGAACGCGCCCGTACAGGAGGCTTCGTGTTCAGCTAATGGGATTCTCAAGCGGTGGATACAAATTCGAACTGGCTGCGCTGTCCAAGAAAGCGACGCGAGGTAAGACGACCTCGGACACGTTTGTCTATGTTGGCACCAACGGTGGCTCAGTCGATCCTGCTGGCGCTGCGGATGCCGTGCTTTCGTACTATCGAGCCACTCAACGTGATCTCATTCCATTCCTGCAAGTTGATGGCGAATACATCAACGAGAAGCATGCACTGGTAACCGCTTCGATCAATAAGACCAAGCTTGATCCAGTCTCGTTCAATACCACCGGTGCATCAACGCATCTCAACCAATCACTCTTCACCCGTGGAATCTATGCTGCGCCTGGAAAGATTGCACCTAACTATCGCGGTGCAATTGGCGTGAGCGACTCGGGCGTTGCCGGCGTCGATGTGACCGTTCCCGCGTTCGAGTTTTCTGTCCGCAAGAAGTTTGAATTCGTCTCGACAGCTTATCTGCTCGCCATGGTCGCGATGACCGGCCGCGTCAATTCAAGTCCCTGGTCGATCTTTGCCCCTGGCGAAGCCTTGTTTCTGGGTGGTGAAGGCGGCGAAGACGAACAGAACTGGGTTGATGTGACTTATCACTTCGCGGCGCGTCCCAACGAGATCAACGTTACGGTTGGCAACATCTCGGGCGTGGCGAAGCGAGGCTGGGACTATCTCTGGGTCAAGCACGGCGAAGAGGTGGTTGGTGATCGCGTCTTGCAAGTTCCTGAAGCGGCTTACGTTGAGCAGGTTTACCCCGAAGCGAACTTCAACGCATTGGGGATCGAGTAATGGCAAGACGTGTTCGGCCAGGCGAGAGACTCAATATCACGGCAGCGGAATACAACCGTCTGCTGGCGGCCGCCGATGCAGTTGCGCGTGACCGACTCGCAGGTGGCGCAGGAAACCGCATCCACGTTCGCGACGCTCCCACCGTTCGCGTTCACTATCAAAGTGCGACCACTGTGCCCATCGGTGGAATCGTCGGTTTTAACGCCCCACTGGGCGACCCAGACGTCGACAACACAGCACTCGCTCGTTTCGTACGTGATGCGACGATCCAGTCGGTTCGTCCCACCGCCGACGAGCATATGGGACGATTCGGTGTAGCTATCGAGCCGATCGCCGAGGACAAAGTCGGTCGCGTGGTATTCGCCGGCGTGGTTGCTGCTCGTGTGAATGTTCAAGAGACCTGGCATCAACATGCCGACGTCGCCGACTCGGGAGGAACTACACTCCAGTCAAAACCCAACGGCTCCGCCCAGATCCTATGGCGACGTGATGCGAATCAGACCGGCGTCCAGTGGGCTGTCGTTCGCGTTGGTAAGCCGGCCGATCCTGCGTTTCTGGTGAAGGTTCCCAGCGGTGGTATCCCTGGTCGCTCTGGTCTTACGACCGGTTCGGCCAACTGCGACCTCTTTCAGCTCGACGATGCTGGCACCATTGAGCAGGTCTTGAAACCGAATGGACAAGGCGTTCGCATCATCGCTCGAAACCCGAGCGCCCAGCGGATTCGAGGTCCGGTTTCCAACTACGAAGGTGATCAGTATCTCAGCGTCACCTACGATGGCAATCGTTCCTGGATCATCGACCCACCCAAGCAGACGTTGCTCTGCAAACCAGTATCTCGTCTCAAGGCGAAAAGCTGGGGCATGGCTCGTGAACTGCGATATGCCAACGGAGTCTGGTCACCAATCGGGGTGAAGGTCGCGGTCTACAACGTCTGTGACTATGCGCTTCTGACAAGCCAACAGATCGTCTGCCATTTTCATGAAGACACCAGCGCTTACCTAACCATCGGATGCCGCTGCTGCGAGGGAAGCAGTAGTTCAAGTTCCAGCAGCAGCTCTTCTAGCTCTTCGAGTTCATCGTCATCGTCGAGCAGCTCCGGAAGTAGCTCCGGCAGTAGTTCGTCGAGCCCATCCTCGTCGAGCAGTTCGAGCGTCTCATCGAGTTCCTCCAGTTCCATCAGCTCATCGAGTAGCCAGTCTTCGATGAGCTCATCGTCGAGCGAGCATTCAAGTTCGTCGCAATCCTACTCGGCACCGTCGGTCTCAAGTTCTGGATCGAGTTCGTCTAGTCTTTCGAGTTCATCCGGTTCGAGCTCGTCGCATTCAAGCTCAAGTCAATCGTCGAGCTCTGGATCATCGGCATCAAGCGGTTCTTCTAGCGATTCGAGCCAATCGATTTCACTGAGTGAACCTTCCTACTCAAGCAGTCACTCATCGAGCGGATCAAGCTCTGATTCGAGTCATTCGAGTCATTCGAGCCAATCCAGCGGCTCCAGTGGATCGAGTTCGAGTGAATCGGAGTCGAGTCAGTCCGAATCAAGCGATTCAGAATCCAGTCAATCTGAATCGAGTGAATCCAACTCATCGCGAGAAAGCGAGTCGTACTCCAGCGACACCAGTTACAGCCAGTCGTACAGCGCAAGCTACTCGGGAACATCCAGCGTTAGCGATTCCAGCCAGAGCGATTCGAGTGGAAGCGACAGCAGTCAATCCGATAGTTCCGAAAGCGAATCGATCAGTTCGCAAAGTGAAAGCGAGTCGGAAAGCCAATCGGATTCTCAAGATCCAAGCAGCGATAGCCGTTCGGTACCGAGTTACTCATGGCCAAGCTACTCGGAGCCCAGTTATTCAAGCGGCAGCGGATCTGTGTCGGCGAGTGACTCCAGCGACAGTGAGAGCAATTCCCAAAGCGAGTCGGAGAGTCAGTCTCAAAGCGAATCGGATAGCGAATCGCGATCAACGAGCGAGCCATCAAACAGCGATGGTTCAGAAAGCCGATCCAGCAGCGAACGCCCCAGCTACAGCGAAAGTGAAAGCTATAGCGTTCCGTGGTCGACCAGCCATTCCACAAGCGGATCTGGTAGCTACTCGCAAAGCGGCTCGGGTAGTGGATCAACAAGCGGTTCTGGCAGTGACTCATCGCCATCAACCAGTGACTCAAATGATCCGTCAACAAGTGATCCCCCAGATCCATCCACGAGCGAATCAGATCGCCCAAGCGTAAGCCATTCCGATAGCGAACCGCCAAGCGAACCTCCTCCATCCGAAAGCAGCACGAGCGAACCATGTAACTCAACTTGGATTTGGTCATGCGGCTGGCAGCTCCTCGAGAGCGATTGTCCTGAAGTTGGCGAACCACCAAGTGGCTCTGGTGGATTCGATGGCGAAGTCGTGGAGGTGGCAGCATGATCCATTGTCCTAACCTAACCAATGACAACCGATGCCAGGTCGCTAGCCACTTGGCCGACTGCTCCGTTCAAGCCTCGTCCAGCGGCTGCCGAGCTTGCAGCGAGTGCTCGAATCCGCAAGCGGTCAATCTCGTGACGATCGGTATGGCCATCGTCAACAAGCGCCGGCGCAATCAAAGCGTCGACGAACTCAAAACACTGCTGAAGAGCTACCTGCCTAATCAGGAAGAACCAACGACCCTGCGGATCGCAGCTTACAAGCCGGGTCCAGGAAGTGAACTTCGCAAGATGCTCGCATGGTTCGCAAGACCAAGTGACACCTGCAAGTGTGAGACCCGCGCCGAGACCATGAATGATTGGGGCGTGGAAGGATGCCGTACGAATCTCGACACCATTATCGAATGGCTTTTGGAAGAAGCCCAACTCAGAGGATTACCCCATGGAAAGTTTACTAGA